CCCGGGTCTTGGGTGTCCACAGAAGAAAGTGTCTTTGTCCCGTTTGCGTCAGAGAACCCAGTCTGGACTTCGGTACTGCCCCTCAAGAACTTAACAGAGTCGTCCGTCGTCTGCGAGCTATCTGCAATAGAGATGGTAAACGCGGATACCTTGACACCCTGCCCCACCTCAAGCGTCTCACTAGAACTCAATGTACTTGCCGAGCCATAGTTCCCGTCAGTGCCCTGAAGAGCTCTGGTGATTGAGGACATAGAAATAGTTGTCCTGTTGTACACCTCAAGCATGTCCCTTAGGATAGCCTCAACCGATGTGCCCGCCGTGATGGGGCTAGTCATGTGCGAGAATGCCGCGTCGTTGTTGGACACGGTAATCTGAGAGCTGATGCTTGAGTCACCACCCCCACCACCAACTACCCCTTGGATAGTGATGTTGTTTTTCGCTACCTGATTTACAGTAACGACTTTGGTATCCGTGCCACCTTTGACAATGGACACCTTGATGATGTCACCGTGTTGGCTAGATACCTTTACATTCTTAGGCTGGGTTACACTTACAGGCATTGTGCTTCATTACGCGGTTATTGAAACATCTTCGTTCACCTTCAGTGTACCAAAAATCAAAGTAGAAACAGAGCTATCGCTGGCAAGCTTCTGCTCAACATCGTAGACGTAGAGTCCTGACGGCATGGTCTTCATGACAGCCGCCGTCACGGTGATGTCAACATACTTGTTTGTCACATCGCCACCAGCCGCTGTTACACTTTTTGCAAAATCGGAGGCTGACTCATTAGCCACCAACGAGCCCGTGTCAGAGTCTCTGACCTGAAACAAGAAGATGTCACCAGCCGCAAAGCCAGCAGCCCCAGCCGAATCGGTCACAGTGAGTCTGAGAGAGAAGGTGTCTCCCTTTCTGCAAGTCACATCAACTCTTGATGCGGTATCTAGGTTAATCTTCGTTGCGTTACTCATCTCCAAAAATCTCGTTGATTACTTCTTGATTCATTCCGGTTTGCTGACCCTCAAGCTCACCACGATTACCCTGTCTCTGTGAGATAAGTTTGGATTGCTCTACGGCCTGCTTAACCACCCTCTCGTCCTTGCGGTCTTCCTTGAGGGTTTCAATCTTTTCTCTGAACTCCTTGTCGTCAGCCTTGAAGCCGAGACTTGCTTGAGCCCTAATCATCTCCAGCTCCTTTCTCATCTGGTGCAGGGCCGCTGCGACCTGAACCTCGACCTGACCCTTGAGTTGAATCTTCTGCGCCTCAACCTGAGCTTCCACCTGCATCTTCTGCATCTCTGCCTGCGCTGCGGTCTGAGAAGCCTGAGCGTTGGCTTGAGCCTGAGCCTGCATGTTCTGCTGCTGCTGACGCTGAAGCATTTGAATACGCTTCTTTCTCTTTACGGCTAAAAGTCTTTGAGCTTGGTCAATGTCCTTAACCTGTCTGATTGCCATAGCATCCTCAAGGTCAATCTCTTTCTGCGCAAGAGTAGCCTGAACATTCTGCTCAAGGAAGATGCGGTCATCATCGGACATCTCTTGAATGACTATGACACCAAAGTTGTACATGGGTAGGTTTTCAAAGCTCTGGAGAATCGCCATGCTCTTCTCACCCACAGCTTTTTGGTACACCCTGTAAAGCACTGAGTCGTCAGGGATAACCTGCAAGCACTTTACAATGTCCTCGCAAACCCTGCGGTACAAAACCATGCTTGCGTTGGTAATGTCGTACAGTGCGTTGTTGCCTGCGGCAAGAGCCTGTTGTCTTACTCCAACCAGAGCGTCACCCTTTGGAGTGCTCGCGTCCATTACCTCGTTGATGCCCGTGGCATCACGAATCATTCTTAGGTAGTGGTTGTACAGGTTGATGTATTCATTGATATTGCGAATGCTGTTCTCGATTGAGCGGATTGGCGGGTTCTGAAAGCCACCCTCTGGGTTCTTGCTTCTGTAATAGAAGACACCAGTCTGCTCGTAGATGTCTTGAATCTCCAACGGCTGCAAGTCACCACCTCTTCCAAGCTGCACATTCTCAAGACCCTCGATGTCAACCAGAACACCGTCCGGCTTTGCTTTAGCAACAGCCTGCTGAATCTTCAGGTGCGTAAGCTGTAGTTGGTCAGCGAAACCGATGACGCTACCCACGATAGACTTGGGCTTCATGCGACGAATGTTCGTGCACGCTACGCTGTACGAGAGCCTAGCCTTGGTGAGGTCGTGTACGTTCTTCGGCACATTCTTCTTCATGCCGTATCCGAAAATCATGCTAGTGCCAACAACGTAGCACCCGCCATAGATGGTTTGGTTTTCCATCTTGTATGGCTGTCTGTCGTACACAGAGCTTGTTGGCTCCTTGTACTCACCACCCTTGAAGTAGAAGCCCGTGTTTCCAAACTGAGACTCCTTGCTCTCGTAGTACACACAATCGACAGACAAGAACTCAAAGTCCATGATGTCAATCAGGTAATCGTCGTAACCATGGGTGTATCCCCCAGCACCTCTATCGTAACTCTTGACACCGAACAAACTCTTGTCGTTGTACTTCTTCCCCATCACGCTCCTAGCAATCTCTTCGTATTGCTCTTCCGAAATCTCGCTACCAGCCATGCGCTTCAGCTCTTGAATGCTGATTCGCTTGATGTGGCCCCCATACACAATGTCAGACATCGTGGGGTCTTCGGTGTAGCTGTGAAGGAAGTTGGCTGGGTCTACATACTTGGTTGTGATTCCATAGTTGGGGTCGTTGTCTCTTTTGATTACACCCATGCCACAGACCACCAAGTCCTCGACAGCTCTGCGATAAACTGTCTGGTCAAAGTCATTCCAGTCCAGTGTAAGCGATGTCGCCAGCTGAGCAGCAATCTCAGCGTTGGTCTTCATGTTTTGCTCCATGAAGATTTCCGCCTCCTCGGTGGTGTCAGGTAAAATGTCTGGGTCAATCTGAGGCTGAAGCCCCATAGCCTTGGCCTCCTTGAGAAGCTCCTTGTCTTCGATTGATGCTTCGATAGCGGCGCGTGCCTCGTCCTTCTCCCCCTTACTCACAGGGTCAATGGCATCAATAGATGGGTACGGTTTTCTTGACAGGATTCTGTTGACTACAACTTTGACGAACTTCGGCACGATAGGCACCGGACTCCAGTCAAGGTTGAGCAGCGTGCCGTCTCCGTTGTTTGGGTCGAGCGCGTTTAGAATCTGCTTGTACACAGAAGTGTCCTGAGTCCCGTTTGCGTAGTCACGATTCTTTTCGAAATCGTGCAAGCGTTGTCTCAGCAGAGAGCCGGAGTTGTCGCTTTTACCCCACTGGCTTTCAATAGCTTTCGCATACTTCAATCCATAGGAGCGGTCTGATTTCTCTAGTGGTGACGCAAAGGGGTCTGGGAAATTTCCGTACTTGTTATTTTTGCTCCCTTGGGTCATGAAATACTTTGTTGGACTCAAGTGCAAATATAGTCATACCGGGGAAGCGTTAGCTCAGCTTGTATCGGCGGAAGAAAACCTTCTCATCAAACTGCTTCTTCTCCACCTTTGGCTTGACCTTTTGTGCCGCCAACAGTGCAAGACCAGAGCTAATAGAAAGGTCGTACTTGGTTCTTTTGTCAATCTTGAATCCAATCCAGTCCTCTAGGGTTCTATTGAAATACATCTTGCCCGGCTCACCTTGCTCATTCAGGCCAACGTATTTGTGGATGTAATCCTCTATTGCTGAGGCATGTGCCTGAATCACATCCTGAGAGTTTGAAGGGATGCCTTTTGTCTTGACGTTTTTAGATGATGAGGTTGACCTCAAGTGGTCTGGGCGGTCCATCACATAACCATCGTAACCTCTTGACTCAAAGTGCCTTACAATCCCGTACTTGTTGTTCTCTATAAGCAACGGGTATCCGTAAAACACAGCGGCCATCAATACGTCCTCGTAGAAAATCTTTGCCATGGGTGGGCGGCTGGCGTACTCTGCAACAAACATGTTGCTCGCAGCGTCCATGTTGAATTTGTTGTAGATGTGGCAAGCACCCTTGGATGAGCGGCTATCTACAGTTGCGTCAAGGTCATAGGAGTCAACTCCGCCACACCCCATGTGTGGGTTTGGTGGCACGCGCTTGTTCCTGTTCATGGACATCACGCTTCTGTTCTCTTGGTCAGGCATCCACGACACATACCACCTGCCCTGATGGTTTGGTAGAAACACAACCTCGGTGTCGGGCACACCGCCCTTCCACTGGAAGTTACCTCTCACTACAGGGTTTGGATACAGCGAATCGTTGTGTTCTATCTGCTCGTAAATCTTTCCGATGTTGAACAGACTACCCTCGACACTATCCCGGAAGGCTTCGTCGGGCGTGAACGGAAACTGACGGATGATTTCGTTTAGCTCCTTAGCGTCATTCTTCAAAGCATCCCTCTCGTTTTTCAGAAACGTCTTAGACCCAAACGTCATCATGTCCCCATCGAGAGTGGGCACTTCTTTTTCTGGGTCTTGAATGATGGGGTTGCCGTGAACG